TCACCTGGTCAACGAATCGTACTGCTTTTCACAGACTCGTCCGGCTTCGGCGGCCCGGTCAGCGTACTCTGCCAGCTGTCGGTTTCGCTCGAGAGATTTGCTGAGCACGTCGGTAAGCAAAACTCCGGTGTCTGCGGCTGACGCCCCAGCGCCGACAGTGGCGTTATACTGCCTGAGCTGCTCACGGATGGCAAAGAGCTGTTGCTGCAACCTGCCAGCGCGAGCGGCAGCATCAAGAGCATCATTGCGCGCCTGGTCGATCCTCTTCTGCGCTTCACGTTCATTGGTCGCTTTCTCCTGTTCGTCGTGCTGACGAGCTTTATCATCTTCGGCTTTACGGTCTGTCTTTGCCTGCGCATACCCGGAGGCATACTGCCGGTCACTGTGAACATTCCAGGCAATCACCGCAGTAATAACCAGAGCAGCAAGCATCAGCACGACAACCAATTGTTTCCAGTACGCTTTAACGAATGTCCAGATCATAACAGCGCCTTACGGGCAGCACCGTAACGCGCTCGCCGGTCGTCGATACCGTTCTGTCCACCGTTAATGATCTGCGTGACGCGCACCAAATCGCCTGTATATTTCATGCAGCCCTTGGTGGCGAAGAACCACGCCGCGCTACGGGCTGCGTATTCATCCTGTGCCAGCAGTTCAGGCTGCGCTACCAGATCAACCTTCAGACCGTTACCGCAATCCCGGTAGTTGTTCAGACCGGTAATCTGGATAAGCCCACGCCCGCGGTAGTTCCATCCATCGCCAGGACCGTTGTTGCCCATGCGCTTGCTGTACACCAGATTGGCGATCGCGCGCTGGCGTTCAAGAGGAAGGGATTTCTCATATGTTTTGCGGCCAAGCGCATTAGCCTGGTCTGGAGTGATACGCCCGGAGCGGATGAAACCTGACAGTCCTGACACGCTGTAGTTGAAGTTTTCCTGTAACCGGGTAAATCCTCCGGACTCATGCCCGACCTGCGCAATAAACATCGCCTGGTCATCAGGTTTAGTAATGCCAAACTCTTTCATGGCTGCGGTGATATGTGGAAACCAGCGAGTGGCCAGTTGCTCAGCAATACCGGCTGCGCGCCGGAACTGGTTAATGTCCATGTTGAGACCTCGATATTTTGAATATCTGCACGACGTTGCCCTTTGTCTTAATAAGGGCGGCGAGAAATACTGCTTTGATGATGACTTCTGACCAGTCAGCGTAAACGTAATATCCGTAGAACATCCTGATTGGTACGCTGGCAGCAACAACGATTAGCAGGTATGCGAGCCACCCACCCCACCAGCGATGTCTCGACCCGTCACGGCGAAAAAGAAGAACGCGGATCGCAATAGCTCCGCAGATAATGGCGTTGAGGATTAACTGCAAGTCATGAGTTGTCATCGTCTTTTCTCCCAGGAATCGCATCGCGTGGGTTTTCAGAACGGTGATAAACATACTTCCCCAGACCTACAGCGACGATAGAGGAAACAAAGGCACCAGCTGAATGCACAATGCCTTTTTCGAACATGTCTGGTGTGACAGAAGGGATTAGTGTGGCAAAACCGATAAGAATTATTGCTGCTGGTTTATACAAAAATAGCCCACACAGGAAGCTTAGAAGTGCCAGGTACAGGCGTCTTTTGATGGGATACTCAACAGCGAAGGTGACAAATATTACCGCACCAGCAAGAGAACCAACAGCAACTTCCAGTGGCACGCCTGACAGCCACGCCGCAACAGCCGTCAGGCTAAGACCCTGATTTACCCCAGATACCGTCATTGTGGCAGACATAGAAACCACCGTTTAATGTTCATAATGAACCCCCTTAGTTGGTGGGTCCATCATACACAATAAACCATATATGGATCATATTACCTGAGATTACTCCTACATAAATTACCCTAAAGGTGATAAAGTGATATCATTAAACACTCTTAATAAACTTAACTTTTATGGGGAGAGTATGACTATAAATGTTGATAAGATTTTATTATTTACTTATGACTTGCAATTTTTATAATCGGTTTGTATTTATTGAGAGATTTTTTTAAAATGTCTGAGACTTCAATGAAAACAGAAAAACTATACGGAATAGAAAAACCATTTATAAACATAGGCCATTCCATAGCAAAAAGAATATCATAATTGTAATTTTAAGGCGCTATTTAGCGCCTTTTTTTATACATTGGTTCCGTCTGCTCTCTGCCATGATGAAGCAGTGAAATTATACCAAATAGGAAGCCCTATAGATGTGTCATAGAACTGTTGGCCGTCCTTTGGTGGAGATGGTCGTTGCGCAGTGGTTCCTCTTGAAATAAGAACAGTATCTGGGACGTTGATACAAGAAAATGCACGATAATCACCATTTCCTTGTATGTTCACAGTATTTCCTATGAATGCCGCTCCAAGTATATTTACTCCGCCACTTGTATCTTCGATACTGATTCCATATGGTTGAGTTGGACCATCACCTGCCACACCACCGTCACCAAACAACCCCCCGGTAATAGTTATATCTCTCGATCCGTTAATAATTCGCAACCCGCCGCTGCCGTTATTAGTTACACGTGTATTTGCTAGTGAACATCTGCTCGTATTATTTAGCAGGATTCCGTAACCCTGACTGTAGTGGAACTCACTGTTGACAGTGTTAAACGATAGAGAATCAATAACCTCTAATGCGTTTCCTGTTCCTGCACCAATATGCACGTTGGTAAGAAATATATAGAGAGCTGCTTTGCTGATTATAGCTTTACCTTCAATAGTAACGTCTGTAGCCTGGAATGTCCCGTGGCTAGGTAGCGCCCATGAATCGTAATCATAAAGGAGAGCATTATCCGTTGGATGCGCTATGTATGTATTTTTAATCTGTGCACCAACTGCATTTCGTATTTCGACACGAGAAGAGAAAGCAATAAAACTATCGCTAATAACAAGAGCATCTGCAAAATCAACACTTAGCGGCTCTGTTCGTCCGGCGTATAGATGGCAGTTAATCCCTCTAATCTTTCTGAAAGTTACATATCGGTAGTTTTCCATAACGACTCTTAAATTATAGAATGTACAACCGAACACATCAAACTGTTGCTGTTGGTGGATGTATATAGACGGCACATATGAATCGGACGGGTTGTATGGGTCCGAGAACGTAAGGTTCTCTATTCTACCTCCATTGATTACATAATCAGCTGGTTTTGTGGAGTCACCAAAATGAAACATAACATTATTTTGCGCAACTGGTTGAATTTCTACATTTATATGTTCACCGAACAGGAGCGGCTTAACAATCCTTACATCCTTTACTTTGTAAGTGCATCCAGATCCATTACCAGATGTGTCAGGTACAAAAACACGCTTTCCTGTTTTGGCTGCATTTGAGAATGCGGAAGAGTCGTCCGTAACCCCATCTCCTTTAGCTCCAAAATCCAAAACGCTTACAAAATCATCCAGCTTTTCTTGAAGCGTTCTATAAACAGAACTGCCGCTTTGCTTCCACTTATAACCAACAAGGGTAGATCCTGTAGGCTTTGCCAGTTCTATCAAGACATCTGAGGCGGAACCAGACGGAGGGAGAACAACAATAGGATTACCTGAACTGTCAAACGCAGGCATCTTGTTTGCTCGTGTTACCGCATCAGGAAGCTGAGGAATAACTTCAGGAACACGTAGCGTACGGCTTAGGTTGGTGCTTGCAAGTGTATCTACATAATTCTTAGTTGCTGCATCCTGCGGCCGTGAAGGATCTCGCAGATTTCTAATGTAGTTGTTAAGAGCATCATAATAGTTAGCGACGAACGATGGCTTACGCAGGGCCAAAGAAAAAAAGCTGCGAACCTGCTGAATCAGCATAGTCAGTTTATCAAGAGCATCCTCATGCACTTCAGCGAAGAACTTACCCTGATTGCGGAGATCTGTTTCCTGTGTGACCGGCAACTCACGCGAAATGGAAATCTGATACCCATCATCCAGTGCAGTGACAAGTATTACGTTACCGCCGGTATACCCACCAGCGCCCGTAACGGTGTAATCAGTATCAAGAATCAGCTCTGTGATGTTCTCGTTCAGGTCAACAACCTGCACAACCAGATCAGACTTCTTGAAAATTCTGAAAGTATAAGGGAAGGACGTCGTCACCCCGTTCCCTGTGTAGTCGTTATGGTCAACTTCGGTTGAGACCGTCATGTAAGTATCTCCAGATTGCTTATGCGCCCGGCGCGCATGCACTCTGGATCATTCTATTACCATAAAAACCTTATATGAACTGAATGAGGAGTTAACACTTGTTTTATTACCTTACAGGTAATTTACATTCCGTGCTGGATAGTCATTAAATCTTCTGCTACTGTATGTTTATACAGTGATTGCATGGAGAAGAAGAGATGCAACGGCAGTATCACCATCCGCTGGAAGAAGGATTTGAAGAAAGAATACACACGCCGGTAGGCGTTAGATCCCTGGTGGAGGACTCGCACCTGATGAAGTTGCTGCGGGAACTCGATAAAGATGGCTTCAATGTTGATGGGCCGCTGGCCGAACTTACCGCACTGGTGAACTATGTCACCAGCTCGCAGTTGTCCATGAAGGATGTGCAAACACATCTCGACTACTGCGTTGAACAGCTACGCAGACAAACCACATAAGGTTGAAATAACCTACAATATGCGTTTATTATTACCTTTACGGTAAATTTACAACGCAAAATACTTGTGCCATAGTGATCAGGCACTGGCAAAATCCAGTGCCGGGATTGGCGTCCCGGATAACTAGTAGGCGCATAACACGCGCTTGGCGTGTTTTTTTATGCGCGTTGCACAGCACACTAAATTATGGTGGGCTGGGCAGGGGTCCGAAAGGACGCCGGTTCCTACTAGGCCGGTACGCCAACCTTGTCCAGTTCACCACCAGTAATTGGCGTTGCGGTGGTGATTAACTTACTAGTAGGAGTTGACACCATGAATACCAAACCTTCCGTTTTTTCTTTCGAATCAAACTGCAATATTCGCGCTATCATGGTTGATGGAAACCCATGGTTCGTGGCGGCTGATGTTTGTAACGCAATCGGTATAAAGCATGCAGCTAGCGCGATGCGCGCATTAGATGGCGAAGAGAAGGGTGTGCATTCAATGCATACCCCTGGTGGACATCAAGATTTCACCATCATCAACGAGTCCGGCCTCTACACTCTGATCCTGCGCTGCCGCGATGCGGTAACTCCTGGCACTATCCCCTATCGTTTCCGCAAATGGGTAACAGGCGAAGTACTACCGCAAATCCGCCGCACCGGTCGCTATGTTCGCGAAGAATTATCACCGGCAGACAAAGCGCAAAAGGTTGTGGCCAGCTTCATGCCCGCCATTCTGGAAGCGATGAAGACGGAAGAAAAACAGGAATACAGCGCCCCACTCAAGCCAAACTACCGTGAACACATCCATTCACCTGAAGGTGTTCTTGGCCTGACAGAGCACTCTTTGATGATGAGCCTGCTACGCCAACTGGACGCAGACGGACATGATGTTGAAGGTGCTGTAGCAGAGTTCACGGCCATGATGAGCTACATTGTTGGTGCCAGTAAATGCCTGCGCGATATTCAGACTCATACGCAGTACATCAACAGCATGGCTGGTAAGTTCTGATGACGATGGCGCAGGGATGCGCCTATAAAATAATCATTGGCGGTGTGACGTAGATTCGCGTAATATTACCTCAAAGGTAAAGAAGGAGACGCACTATGACAGCGTTGAAAAATCGGACTCAACAAAATGAGCAAGCCAAGCAATGCTGGGATGCCATTGGTAAAGTAATGCTTGGTCGCGCTAACAAAGATCGCGACCAGGACATGACTTATCAGTCAGGGACTTCTTTCAACGACTTCAAGGCGGCATTTCGCGCAAAATAATTGACCTGTCAGGGGTGTAACTTGAAGTTTAAGCCTAGGGTTGCATTTGGCTTTAGAACCGGTGCTAGTAACGAACCTTTCGCAGTAGATGGACCACATCTCACGGACCTGGAGTTGGAAACCATCCAAAATTTTATGGAAGATGTTGCCAATGGCAGAACGCTTGTAGGTAAAAACAAGCCATCTTGGGTTGACGACAACTATGATAAAATTCCCGGTTCAGACAATTATGAGCAGGAAAATTACTGGCACTATCATTGTGGTCCCACGTGGTATCCTAACACCTTCAGAAATCATACTGTTGACTTAAAATTCAACCCTGGTGGGAAGCATTCAAATGAATGCATTCACTATGCGAAAGACGGAGATGAAATAGTTGTGGTTGGGTATTCGAGGGAGCACATACCGTTTCTTCTCTCTGACTACAACGATAACCCGCTCTTTGGTAGCGATGAAGAAGAGTAAGCCCGCATAGCGGGCTTTTTTGTGGGCGCGGCGGGCTTTGTGACATGTCACGCCTTGACCTTGCATCAGTCAAATATTACCTTATGGGTAATGAAGAGGCGAGGTTTAGACGATGGAAGTTTTTTGGATTGTTGTTGGCGTGGTTGCCGTTATTATTTTTATTATTAGCCAAAATAGGACAAAGACTTCTAACCGCACTGTCATCAGGCAAGAGAAGACGATCAAAACCGATGACGGCGAAATAAAAATACAGCGAACACAGGTTGTTGATAGCACAACCACGCAATACCACAGAGCAGATAACGCACCTGATGTATCTGCTAACCCTAAGTACGATCAGTCTGTAATTGAAGCCTACAACAGAAAGCCGATTGAAGCAGTAAAGGAAATTTCACCATCCCAACCACAGCCTTTTACATCTGCGCTTCCATCTGGTGTATCGCAGCGCCCTGCTTACCATGGTAATTTCCCCGGTGACAACAAACCAACACCAACACCAACACCAACACCAACACCAACACCAACAGAGGATAAGACCTCCTCAAATGGGAAGAAGCAATGTACAAGGTGCCGAATAAATCTACCATATGATAAATTCAGGAGATCATCAAAGAACCCTGACGGACTAACGATATGGTGTGCCAGTTGCCTTGATGGGCCAAAGAACACCCGTCACACGAAATGGTGCCCGATCTGCAATGTTAGAAGAAAGAGAACCAGCTTTTACTCCAATGCTCAGAATGCTGATGGTCTGATGGCTTGGTGCAAAACATGTTGGGATAAGCATAAAGGTAAAAGATAGGCCGCATATGCGGCCTTTGGACTTATAAAACTAGCGCATACTAGGATCTACCTGGTTTATCAACGGCGCGATCCAGAACAGATTGTTGCCAGGCAGAAGCGTACGCACGTTATGCAGCACGCGGTCACCGGCATCGCCGTTTAACACACCAGCGGTAACATCTGTAATAGTGTCGAGCAGGCCGAACGTTGGGCCAAGCGCAGAACCGATAAAACCGCGACTGGCATAACGTGACTGCGTGCCCGTGCCGAGTAGCGCCCCAAGGCCAACCATACCCCCGGTAGCCTTCTCAGCCATATTGTTGTATTCCATCAGAGGGCCGAGGATACCGGATCGGTCAATTCCTTCAATCACCAGTTTTTGCGGTGTCCAGTCGACTTCGTTACCATTCGCAGCCTGCTTAAGTGCATATGTAAGCGCTCCTAATGCAATCTGAAATGCGGTACCGTAATAAAACTGCCCAGTACCTTCCTGTAGCCCACCCAGCGTTGCGCGGTTATAAGACGCCGTAGCGAAAGATTTAAACTGGAAGATCGTCTTACCCAGCGGCGTACTGGCCCACAGGGGGGTATCACCGATACCTGGTGTGATAACGGTGTTGTTAACGTCCTTCAGTACCGCCGACTGGAAGACACCTGCAACGTGTTGATCGTCCCATTTTTCAAAATTACCAATATGCCAGCCGTCGATAACCTCGCCATGCTTTTCGAACTCACTGCGGATACGTGCGGCCATATTGTCGTTAATTCCGAGCTTCGCCAGACGTCGACCTGCAAAAGCACCGGAGAGAATACCGTCTGACGTGATCATGCCGTTTACTGATTTGTTCATATCATCGAAGTGGCCCATCATAGTGAGCTTTCCGAACGCATCGGTAACACGCTCCATGCCAGCTTCCACTGCCGTGGTACGTGCAGAACTATCCACCAGGTCGCCCATTGTGCGTGCGCGGGTGTGCAGGATGGTTTCCAGCCCGACGGCCATTTTTAACTGTTCGGCTCGGCTAGCCTTGAATGCAGGAGATCTGGTAATCAGTGAAGAGTAACCGCGCATGGTATTACTAAATCCGTTAACCATCACACCACGCGCTAGATCTGGAATTGCCGAAACAGTCATGCCGCCGAGCTTAGTAACAAAGTTAGCGCTACGCAGGAACGCACCGGCGCGCACGAAAAATGATGACGGGTCATCAGGCATACCATAGGTACCAGCCAAGCGGTCGCGCAGCGCTGTGATATCACGTATATCGTTCTCACGCGCTTTCGCCAGCTTTGCCTGTTCAGCAGGACGTTCACGCATCAACGCATCATATTCGTCCTGAATATCCTTAAGCTGCTTCTCCAGTGATTTATTGCCAAACGTGCGCGTCAACTCAACCTCTGCCGATGCCTCGCGGATATGACGCTGAAGCACATAATTAGCGTCGCTCTCCAGATAATCTTTCATCAGGCGATCTGGAACGCTCAATGTACGCGCCCTGGTGCTTCCGGCCGCTTTCACCATAAAGACATTTGCAAAATCCTGAGGTATTTTTGCACCGGTAATTCTATTGATCGTGGTATCAGCAGCGATCTCTGCCTCTTCTCGGGACATTGTTTTTTCGCCACGTGACCACCAGTCGACCAGCATGTCACGAAATTTATCTCGTTCGTTGGCGATCTTTCCTACTTTGTAAACGCGAGGGAAATAACTCTCCTGGCCGATGGCTTTAAGCTCATCGTCAGATGGTAGCAGGCCCAGCTTTTGCTGAGCCACTTTCACCCTGTTCACAACGGAACGCATTGCCTGCGCTGTCTCCTGTACAACCGGGTTGGCATGCACATCACCGCTGCGCATTGCGTTGCCCACTTCCTCACGGAACTGTGAAAAGCTCAGATCGCCACCAGCGGCTTTATACTGGCCGTAAGCCTGCTTATTCGCTACTACGACCGCAGCCTCTTCCCGGCGCCATCCGCGAACGCGGGTTTCCGCTGCAACAGGCGTCTCAATGCCGCGGGCGTTACCCTGCAAGGTGTAGTTATTCTCAGCCAACTCCAGAGCAGTTCGGCGGGATGTTTTCGACGGTGACTCCATCAGGCGGGTAAACGGCGTCAGATAACTGCCAGCCTTGCGCGCAAGTTTACCGACAGGACCGCCAGTTGCCGGGGTCAGATCCTCAAGAGTGGCCTCATTGATTCTGGCTGCACCAACGCTACCACCTTCAGGAAGGGAAGCTGCTGCCGTGTCCGTTGATGATGTGATACTCATGTTATCGAGTGCATCAGCCACTTCGCGCGTTGCCGCAGTACGTACAGATGGTGTCAGCGCAGTTCCGGCGGCTGCAAATACGCCGCTCATCAACGCACCGGCGGCGACGTGTGCTGCACTTTCCCCCCAAGTTCTGGTTATCTGCTGATTATTCAGCGCAATCTCGCTGGCCGCTGTTGCTGCCGCGCCGATTGCTGCCTGTGATGCTATGCGGGTCACTGCGCCGCCTTGTGCGCCAGGGATAAACATCGAAGCGACAGTGACAGGATCGACCACTCCTGCTGCAATACTGGCAAGAACACCTTCACCACCAGCTTCTGAAAGTACCCGTCGGTCTTCGTTTTCGTCGTCAATCTGCTGTTTCAGCCAGGCGGTTTCTTCCGGCGAGCGGGAGTCAGCAAAAGCAGATCCCCATTGCTCATATCCATGAATCTCGCTTTTGTCTGTGTAGGGGTTATATCCCTCGACTGGCTCAAACTGTTTCGCTGGTCGGAACATCTCGGCCAGCAAGTTATTTTGTCGGAATGCCGCACCCCATACTGATGGCTCTGGCTGTTGCGGATCCGGGTTGGTTCCTTCAGGCAAAGGGACATCAAACCCGGTTGGCGCTGGCAAGACACTGTCAGCAGGAGTAAACCCGTTGTTAAGTTCTTCTGGCGAGGAATACACAGGCATTATTCATTACTCCATGAGAAATAGTTTTTGAAGCGATTAACACGATCATCGTGGAACCTGCGATACTGTTCATCTATCGCACGGTGCTTATCTTTAAAGCCGCGAATTTCCTGGCCCCTAATGATTTCTTCCTGATATTTTTGCTCCCTTTCCTGTATAGATTTTTTATATGGCTCCCATTCTTCGAGAGATGGTTTCCAGCGCATTGGGCTACCAAATTTGTCGTAGAACGGCTGCACCGCTTCAATACCGTCTTTATCTTTTGTTCGCACCATGATTGCATAATCACCATTTCTCGCAGTCAGCACATCTGGGGTGATCTCAAGCTCACCACCAACACGCGACTCCGGAGTTTTGGTAGTTACGGGACCAGCGGAACCAGAAGTAATACCCAACTGTGTTGGGCTGGTTACGATCTGGTCTTTGCGATCGCCATACATCAGTTGCTCTTTCTCGGACTTCCATTGCTCAGCCTGCCATCCGGAAGGACCATAATTGTAAAGCGCCTCTGGTGCATATTTCATCAGCTTCGCACTGCCATTAACTTCGCTGATACTCCATGTCCTGGCGATCTGCTGGTTGGTCATTTTCTTCGCCGCATCAGCATTGCCACCGGTGGTGCGATAGTTAATGTCGTACAACGCCTGATAATCATTGCGGAATCTGGCCGCTTCCGGCGTCTGGTCATCCGCAGATGGATCCAAGCGGAACCATTGCGCCATATTGCTGACGGCGGAGTCCATCGCCTTAACCCGGTCTTTTTTATACTCCTTAGTGCTTTGAGTAGATGCCAACTGAGCCTTAAGCGCATCTGTCTGGTTGTAAGTCAGGTTTTGTGCCTGTTCGATGGCTGATTCAGGAGCCATACCAGAATCTGTAAGCTGCTTAACGGTAAGATAGAATCCCTGCATATCCTTAGGCATATCACCGACAGAAGCAGGATCTGCGTCATACAAGCGGTTAAACAGATCGGCTCCCTGCTTAACAACATCGGGACTGTGAGATCGAGACACAGCAGACAACTGTGATGCAACCTGCGATGGAATAATGCCGGTTTGGGCTACTAGCTGGACGACTCCGTCATGCGTAGAACCGTCGTTAATTCTGAAATTCTGAGCTGTCTGCGTATAGTCTGCAGCTTTCTGCATTGACTTATTTGCAGGGTCCAGCTTTTCACCCATTGAAAGTGCCTCATTGAATCTACGAGAGTCCCGCTGAGCCTGTATGGTTTCATTTGACCGGCTAACCAAAGAAGATAACTTTCCATACGCTTCCAGCTTCAAAGCGTAATCAGGATCGTTAACCTCGGGTTTCTTTTTGAGTAGTTCCTGCTGCTGCTGCTCTGGTGAAAGGTACTGAATGGCCTGGAATGTTTTTGCATTGTCCATGGCGATATCAAGCTGCGATACCATTTTCTTTCCCTGTTCACCATAACTAAACATAATGGCTGGGATCGAAGGAACTGCATCAGGAACCTCGCCATTGTTGAGTTGCGCCATTGTATTGTTGAGCAGTGGTTCAAGTTCATTAAGAACCAGCTTTCTCTGCTTCTCAATCTGAGCGTTTGCAAGGTTATCAATCTGATAAACTGTAACAGGGTCCATACCGGTTTTATTTTTACGGTACCGTGAAATCCATCCCTGCGTTTCAGATGGTAGTTGTTTTATGAAGTCGGCCTGAGATATCTCGCCTTTTCTTGGATCACCAACCTTTTCAATAAGCTTGTCAACATTGCCCTGCCCCCAGTTATATGCAGCGCCAGCCAGCAATTCAGAACCATATTTGTTTGACAGCTCCTGAGCGTAATCTGATGCCAGCATGGTGTGCTGCTCTTCATCTGCCGGGTTGTATTGAACCCCACGCCGTGCAGCCAATTCTTTCCCTGTTTCAGGCATCAACTGGAAACGGCCCTGAGCGCCTGCTGAGGATGTAATGATCGAACCATCTGAATCAAGGTGTTTCCCACCCGATTCGACAATACCGACAGCGCGCATATCCAGGCCACCGGTATCATCTGCCGAAAATTCGCCATTCATCCACCCGAGCGGATTATCAACTGCATAGTTCTTCGCTCTCATCTCCGTAGCGGCAAGGTTATCTTTTTCAATAGCAGCCAGAATCTGTTCCTGCGACCACCCTCTTGAAGCACCATATCTTGCTGTTGCTACTGTGCGGATATTTTTTGCGAGTACCGCCTCCTGCGGGTTGTTCCATGAGTCAGCCTCTTTCTGAATCTGTAGTTGTCTGGTGGCATCGTATTGATTACTCTCAAACTCGTTAACCTGCCCCTGCTCATAGCGACCTACATTACCCTGAAATTGGATGCGTTGCTGCTGAGCCTGCTGCATGAACATCTGGCGCGATGCGTCATCAGGTAAAGATGCAGACAGCGATTGTATCTGCTCATCGTATTGCTGCGTAAACTCGAGTCCTTTACCAAGAGCATTCTGACCTTTCAGGCTGTATAGCTTGGTCTTTAAATCTTCTTCAGCCTGACTGAGCTTTAAGCTCGCCTCCTGAGAAAGAGCGACATTGGCCCGCTGTTTAGCTTCTGCGACTGCGCCAATATATTTTTCACCTACCTCAGACAAAGCACCAAAAGCATCCTGAGTTTGTGGAGTTGAAAATCCACCGGTCTGCACACCTGTGCTTTGAACCTGTCGGCCTTGCACTGTCGGAACAATTGGCATCAGTACCCCCCTAATTTGAACTGTGAGCTGCTATTAATAAAGCCCTTGTTGGATAACATCGGGGTAGTACCTCCGCCAGATGCAACTGATGTTTTGAATGGATTCCAAGTGCCACCTGCCATCTGATAAGCGCCATAGGCTTTTAGTGGGGCGGTCAAAAGTGTCATTCCCACTGCATTGCGCCCATTCGTGCGTGCGGCTCTCGATTCAGCCTGAGCATTCATTCCCTGTACTTGAAACCCGTAGGCTTCACGTTGGGCATTATTAATGGTCGTAAGAGCATCAAGTTCTCCAAACTGCGCTGTATCGCCGAAGATATCCAGCGCGCCACCAGTGGAGAGATCCGCACCTGTAGCCCCCATGGTTGCCGCCTGGGTACCAGCGGCCTGACGATTACGGCGCCGTACTTCTGCGGCCTGCGCATTCCCTCTATTTATAGAGTCTTGCGCCTGCTGCTGAGCAATATCTGCATTTTGATCAGCAACGGCAGATTGATACTTAGATTGCTGATTCTGGCTATAGGCCTGCATTGCTGACATGGCAAGCATTCCTACACCAACTGCAACAGGTCCGCACATTATTTTCTCTCCATGTGGAAACGGTGAAACGGTAGGTTATTAATGCCGTATGGCTGAGGTTCGTCGATGGTGAATCCCAGCCAGTGAAGCCAGATGCGCGCAGTGTGGTTACGTGCATCAACATAATTTTCAAGATACGGGTAAACAGTAAGCATTGCATTGACCACTTTCCCACAGCGGCGAAGGAAGGTGCGCTGGTATTTCTCCAGCGCGTCAGTGCCCACCAGCCACGGAATACCGCTGCCGCCGATCATCGATGCAGGAGCCACACCGAATATGGTAACTACGTCGCCGTTTACCAGCCCAGCGCAGCAAAATGTTGATGTGCGCAGACCGGTTTCCAGCACGCGCCGCGGACTCCATCCATTGGTTGCCAGAAATTCATCGATATCAGCCTGACGAACAAGCGGAATAATGGCTTCGATATGCTCTGAGGTAGCGGGTACGATCTGAGCGTTAATCATCAGAAGCCACCGACGGTAAGGCGAGGAAGAACAGCCAGCACTGACAGAGGCAAAGGATCAAGTTGTCGAACCTTAACGCGTCCGTTTTTATCCCAGTTGCTGTCGAGTTTTACTTCAACCTTTCCGGTAGCGTCATCAACAGGATCGTCGTAGAACTCAAACTCACGCTGCGGATATTCATACCAGGTTCCGCAAGGAGTTGTTGCCCATATACCTCGGCTTGCGTTGACCACCATCGTGACAGTAGGAATGACCTGCTTTTTGTCCAGCAGCGTTTCCTGCCCGTTGATATTGATATCCAGAATTTCGAATTCAGCGGTGATAGGCAGGCCTATGTGGACGACAGCACCTGGTGATTCCAGCGTGACAGAGCCACCAGTTACTGTTTTCTGTGGTTCAACGCTGGCATCTGACAAGATGTTTACCGTCTGCCCTTCGAGGTGGGACAGGCCGCCGAACGTTTGGCGCGCCATTTGCCAGTTAGTTGTGGCCACATTGCGAAGCACTGGCGGAACGTTGCGGTTGAAGCGCACGACCACCGCAGTGTTGCTTGTTACCGAGATGATATCGCCACGCAGCTCTTTAGCCACCGGTTCGTTGGTGTCTGGATCCGTGCCGGTATATGGGAACTGAATCTGAGCACCAACATCGGTATTAACGAAATACGCTCCACCACTCACCGTAACCGGATAATCAACCTGATAGCTCCAGTCACCCGAGCCACCGCTGATGGTCATTGTGCGTGATGATGTATTACGCCCGTCGTAGCTCAGTCCGCAGTCGACAAAGAACGCATCTTCATCGTTGGTGAACAGGCGACTGGACAGGCGTTCGATGTAACGTTTTGTCTGCCCGTTGATGGTACGGTTAACCACGAAGTAAACAGCATCCTCGCTGCCTTCACTGATAGAGCAGGTGCTTTCGTATTTACCGGCGCTTGATTGTGGCGCCCATGCGAAAACCTGCTGGTCGCGCAGATAGGTCAACACCAGCAATTTACCGTCATCACGAATGCAGAACGCGCTGCTGTAGGGAACGATGCAGAATGACCAGTCGACTATGCTGTGCTTCTGGAAAAGGTGGTTTGCCAGTATGGTAAGGTCGGTTCCCTGATACCCGTCGACGTCGAAGGAGTAAGCCAGATCGCGCACAACGCTTCCCTTCTCCTGGATGAACAACGCGATGTTTGCCACGGCGATAGGTGGTACGTTGCTGGAACCGTTGTTCCCCTGGGAGCTGAACGAGAACGCCGCCGGAGTGAGGACCTTATTCTGGTCCCCGGATATCGTATATTCCCCGCCAGATGTCAGAGCAACCAGGTTGCCAACGTCAATCAGGTGACGGATCTCATTCACCTGCCGACCGGCGTAAGTGTAGATAATCCGATCGTCATCCTGAATAGGGTTGTTCTTTCCAAAATCTTTATAGTCGCCGGTACGACTCGCCCAAATGGTTTGCGGGTATGCTGTAGAAGCGGCAAAGTACAGGCGCTGCTGATAGTAAACAACGGTGCTCGGGTAGCCGTTAACGCTGTTCCATGCGTATTTCGCCCACTTATAGCTTGCGTTAGTGGAGCCAACCACCTGAGACGGAATGAATGAAACCACATCGGCAGTTGCGGTCAGGCCATCGCCAGCTACTGCTGTGATTCTGGCAATGCCGAAACCGCTGTGCAGGTACTCCCACTGGATCCCGGTGTCATCATCTCCAGTACCGCCCCAACCATCCCACGACATACCTTCAGTGTGAGATGGTCGAAGTGTTCCGGTCTTGCCCGCAGTATTTGCGCGGTAGTAGTTGCTGTCTGCACGGCGGACATCGTTGATTGCTGTGGTCTTGCTGGTTTCCCATACCGGTACGGAATCAATAGCAGGCTGCTCGAGATAGAAAAGTTTTCCGACCTGCTCAGCACCGAAGATGGCAGAACTCGCCGTCAACGTAATGGTTCCGGTGCTGGCGCTGGAGTATACCTTCACTGTCTCGTCAACGTTAATATCTTCGAACGGTCCGTTTTTTGTGGTGACGTCGACGATCTGCCAGTTGTCGTGCGCGTAGCGGCGCAGTTCTTTCGGCGGGTATGCAGGATGCACCAGCGTCAGAACGTCAGCGCTCTGCGTGAATTTTATGCGGAAAAGGTCGGTATCAGCATACGGCATCGCCAGCTCATAAATCACATTACTGGTCGTCAGAACATAAGCTCCGTCTTTAATGACGCGCATATAGTTATGACCGAACTCAAGCGCGTAGGTCTGGACGGTCGAGAACTGAAACGGGATTAACCGGCACTTGCGATCAGGATATTTAGCTGGGCCAACAAAGCGCGTACCGGGTCGGTTCTCGACACCGCCATACTGACGAACAATGAAGTTATCGCACTTGCGAAGCGCCACCTGATACTTTGACATATCAATGCGGCCATACAGTGACGGACCAATTTCACCACCGGCAAAGCTCGGTTGAATCCAGCTAAAAGCCATTATGACAACCTCGCTGCTGTGAACTCATCTACCGGCGGTTGTGGCTCCTGTGATTCGTTCTGGCTGTGTGAGCCAGCACTCAGGATCACGCGGTTGTACATAGTCAGTGCGTTGTTACCGAGATCTGCGCTACCGGTCAGCGCCATATTGATGGCTGCAGCCAGACGCCAGGAAAGCGCCTCCATGAAAATGGCGTCATACATATTGACGTCAGTAACCCGCGCCACGTACTTCAACCACGCTTTCGGCTGATCGGTGTAAATGAGCTTACCTGTCAGGTCCTCATTGGAACCGACAACATACTCAATGCGCTGCGCAGCGGTGGGGTTGCGTATACCAGACGACATGATCTCGGTTATGCGAACACAATCAGATGGGTACTGGTAAGCGTATTGCCAGTCTGGAGGTGGATTATTGGTATCAGCCAGCGCCACGCGCTTGGTAGCAAAGTTCCAGTCGAAATCAGCCAGAGCAGCATCGCGACACGCATCAAAATGCAGTGAGCATTGCCCGGCTTCTTTGCTGGCTTCGTTAAGACTGTTAATGCTGCGGCTGTTGCCGATATTGCTCAGCGCGCGGTTGCAGATCTCGATAACGGAGGCCATTAATCATCCTCCCCGCCGTAGAGAGTTTGCGCTGCTGATTTAGGTTGCTCACCGGATACTGGGCTGAGTGCCATATCAGTGATCTGCAGACTGGCATTATGCTGCATTCCATCTTCCGTTTCGCGGGTGGACGTCGAGCGAATAGTTGCCTTTGCGGTGATCATTACTTCCGTGCCAGCGGATTGAGGCGTTGCCTTGAGTTTGGCGAGCGTCTCGTTGTTCAACTCAATGCAAAGGCCCCACGGATAATCATCACGAGTCTGGGTTTTACCATCCTCATCCTGATAAGTGTCGGTGCCGGTTTTGAGGTTTACCAGATCCATAACGGACTCCTGCAAGAAGGGGGCCGAAGCCCCCTGTTTGATTAGCGAGGCTTAGACGCCAAGTTCTTTACGCTTATCTGCGATCTTCTCGCGGAGCGTTTCGGCTTTAGCGTTGTGATGCGGTTTCTCGTTGAAGAGAAACTCATACTCTTCGCGGAGTTTATCCAGACCATCATCAGCGCTATCCGCATCGTTCAGCGGCTCCCGCTCAGCAACGACAGCAGTTGGTTCACCTTTGTGCTTTGCTTTAGCCTTTGCGGCACGTGCAGCATCGTTCAGCGGCTCCAGCGCCGTTCCCGGCTCACCGTCATACTCAACTTCAGAGCCTTCAGGCCATAGGTTGTTATGAATGTGTGATAAACGCAGGACTCGGTATCTTGCTTTTTCACCTGACATCGATATCCCCTTAGCCAGTCACTTTTGAACGAATCGGGTAGTACGGGCTGTTGTTATCAACATCCAGGTTAATACCCGAGGTAAATGCGCCAGCCGTCAGCGGGCCAGTACCTACCGTGTAGTTCACGCGCAGATAGCGCTGAACCCCAGCCGGAACCTTCGCAGAGAACAGGCGCTTTCCAGCTGTCAACGCAGCCAGTGCCAGAGCGCCGCTGTCGTAGATAGTGGTCCAGGTGGAATTGTCCTGGCTGGTCTGTAACTGAACGTTCAGGGTCGCAGCACCAGCAGCGGTAGCCGTAGTGTCAACGGTTGCCCAGAACTCCAGCGGATAACCAACGCCGATATCGCGGCGGGTGCCGTCGATAGGACCAAGGTCAATCACATCCGTAGAAGCAGCAGAAGCTGTAACCGCCTGCTTCTCGGAGAACATCAACAGTTTGTCGAGGATCATTTTCTTTCTCCATTCATGGGCCGGTTAGGGCCCATCAGTTAATAACAGGCGTTAAACAACGCGCGCTTCTGTTTCCAGAATCGCATCGGTTTCACGGATTGGGATGCCACGGAAAGTGGTCCACCATTCGCCCTCAGTCTCTTTGACGGACAGAGCCAGAGAAGCTTTATCCAGAGATTGCAGATCGAGCGCCTGAGCAACGGTGCGGTTCATGTAGAAAGCCGCGCGCCCCATCTTCAGGTTAGGAACGCGGTGCAGCGCTTTAACCATCTGGGTGACGATGTTTGCAGCAGAAGCTGGAACAGACAGATCGCTCACATCGATATTGGCGATGCGAACAACGTAGCGCCAGTCACGCAGTGTCAGGCCGTTATCCCACTTGTAGTGAGTTCGGTAACCCTGATATTGACCACCAGCAGAATCGCGCAGAGTTTTCTCACCGAGGTCTTGCATCTGCAGGCCGGCTTTCTGGCCTTTAGGGAAAATACCGTGAACAGTGTTTTCACCCCACACAACCAGCCAGATAGAAGTGTTATCAGTGCCGGTTCCGCCAGCGTCGATAATGTTCTGCCCGTTACCTGCTGATTTACTGGAATAACGGGATGCCAGCCCCATAAACTGCTGCGGATTAACGCTGGTATCACCATAGAACAGGGTCTGAGCCATCTTCTGGTTCATTGCCTCAAGGAATGCCCGATCTTCAGACAGACGGAATTCAGCGGTGTTACCGTTCAGATCTGCCAGAGACTTATCGATTTCTGCATAAGTTTCCAGCATGCCCATCGTATCAGTAACCTGAGCAGTAGTACTTTTGCTGTTCTGTACGCCATAGTTCAGCAGACGCCACGTCGCATCAGGAAGGCCAGTGCGTACAGTGGTTTTATGACCAGTTGGAGAGTTACTCTCCATGATCATCATGTCCAGGAGAATTGGGTTTGTCTGGGAAAGCAGTTCGATAATCTTATCGACTTTCCCGTTTGGATCGATGCGCTTACCCCAGTCTGCCAGCGTCAGCGCAGTTAAGCCTTTAACAGCCATGGTTATTTCCTCTCTTATTTGCCATAGAGCACTTCGGCAGCACTACGCTGACCGCTTTCTTTCCCGGTTACCATGCCGTCTTCAGACATGGCTTTACCGATTTTCACGAACGCCTTGACCAGTTCAGGGTGATTACCCAGGCCAGTGCCTTCCAGATATTCTTTCAGTTCAGGCGTACCGAACTGAGCAAGAGCACGCTGTGCAGCGCTCAGGTTACCGGTGAGCTTATCGCCGCCGATCTCCTTGTCTGCCTTCACGTCAGCAGCCCACTGCTCGGTGGTTTTCTGCCAGGCTTCAACCTGCTGCTGCTGGACCATTGGCATGATCTTGGTGCCGTACAGGTCGACCATCTTCTGTGCCTGCTCATTGGTCAGGTTCAGTTCACGGGCGATAGGCTCGAACTGCTCCAGAGCAGCAGCATCAAGCTCCTGTCCTTCGGCTGGTTTGAACTCGTATTTCTCCGGCGCGCCTTCCTGCTTCTGCTCTTTTTCTTCGCCAGGCTTTTTCTCTTCTGGCTTATCACCATCAGCAGGTTTTTCTTCCTGAGGCTTGTCGCCTTCAGTACCAGGCTGTGGCTTATCGCCTTCTGGTTTAGCCGGATCGCCAGCGGGTGCCGGATTATCACCAGTTAATGCTGCGGGTTCAGATGCAGCAGGAGCTGCGCCACCATCAGCAGGTTGTTCGTTGCAAAGGCGACGATGCAGAAGACGTTCAAACAAATTCATTGGTTATCTCCTTAAACTGGGATCGTTTTGGCTTTCAGTTGCGCCAGAACTGATGCCAGCGTGGTGCGCAGCGCTGCGGTGTCATCCAGCAGCGCGTTATATTTCGTAACCAGGTCGTTATGGTCGGTGAGCAGACCAGCGACATCTGATGCCGATGAGGCTGTATCTTTGGTAGCCGTCATGGCTGCTGGCGCCGAAATAGCAGCGCCAAGCTTTACGCCGCCGTAATCAGTCGCGGTTGGAGCGCCAATTACTGCCGGAGCAGGGTCCGGAACCTCAACTAACTGGTTGGGACCATCGAGGCGCACGACGCGCTGGGTTTGTACCTGTGTCATAAATTGTCCTCTCCGGCCTCTGCGGCCATCTTCAGATACTGATCGGGGCAGTGCGCCATGACGCGCTGAAACAGAACCAGAGCCAGGTTGCGCTGCCCTTCGTTGAATGCTGTGATGTGCGGATCTACGTTGAAGCAAGCACCGAACACCTGACCTTTCTCAAGCAGTGACCAGATCACGCGGCGGCCCTGCTCGCTTCCCATAACGAACTGGATGTCTTCGATATCACGCTGCGCCAGAAGTTTCCGCTTGGCGTCAAGCTCTGCTTTGCGACCTTCGTCGTCGATATCCATCATTGCTGCGGCGCTCCTGCTGCATTAGCGATAGCGGTTAATGCGCTAGGGTCAGTGGTCTGCGTTTCGCTGAGAGTCTTGGCTCCCTGCGCTGCGGCCTGCCCCATTGCCATTGCCTGTACGGCTTGTGCCTGTTTGGCTCGATCTTCTCGAATGCCCTGCACCTGCTCCTGCGGAACGATGACAGTTGGCGATACGCCTGACATTTCGGAGAACGCGTCGATAGCCTCATCAACATCGAGCTTGTCGAGTGCTTCAGGTTTTAACTGTGCCAGTTGACCGATGAAGCCAACGGTCTGCGACAGACTGGTGAGGCCGATAGATTTCTGCGCCTGCGCCATCACGGAGATGTATTCGATACGCAGCGGCATACCCTGCATAACGTCAGGCGGTGGAGGAAGCATGTTCTTGCGCGCCATGATGGAGAACACGCGGTCAATAAGCGGGTTGAGTGCTTCGTCATTCAGGCGCTCCAGCACCGGGCCAAGCATCAGCAGTTTCTCTTCCTTCATCTCGATCACCGCTTCCACCGGCATAGAGCGGGTGTTGATGTTTTGCAGCATCATGAAGAGGTCGACGAAATAGGCGCTGTTGATGGTCTGGCGGGTATCCTGAATATCAGCCAGCAGATCTGCAGTGTTCGGGTTTACCAGGTAAGCAGGCTTGAAGCCGTCCTGTCCGCTCAGCACGTCTAGATACGTCACATCACCAGGAAGCAGGGAAACACGCTGTGTTTTAAGTGAACTCGGCGCAACCATTGGCGGGTTAGTGGCTTTATCGATGAGCTGAGCTTTACGCTTCTGCTCAATCTGAAGGGCTTTAACCTGACCGAGTGCCAGCATGCCAGGGCAGGATGAGGCGTAAACGTCCTCACCGTTAACTTCCCAGCGCGGAGCAAGGATCGGGAATTCATCGAAGCCGGATTCACGCAGCAGCTTGTCGGAATCGCCGCCAGTCTCGAAGTACACAGAGCGGAACGGCTTGTTCTTGCTGTCCATCTTCCCGGTGTTGCGGTTAACGTTTGGCGTAATGCAGTGGTTAACCTCGATCCACGTTTCATACGTGCCGTTTTCCCACATTCCTTTCACTGATGCGCTGACGTTATCCAGACCGAACTCCTGCACCAACTGGCGCACGGTCATGGAGAACTGACGGAAGGAAGTGTCGACGCTGCCGCGCGGGCTGTTAGCCAGGTAGTAGCTGCCAATCGGGAAAGGCATTGTGCGGATCACGTCCTGGTCATCTTCGAGCACAGCCATTGCAGCAGTACCGAAAGTACCCAGGCTGGCGTACATGACAGGCAGTGACTGATACAGGTTTGACTTGTTGAACACTTCGTTCATGCGGCGCTGCACGACTTCAAGCCAGACTTTCACCGGACCATAATCCATCATGTCAGGGTCAGGCGTTGCCAGTTTGAACCATGGGCGGGCCGGGCTGGTGATGCCGGACATCATGCCGCTGGAGAGAATGCGCTGGGCCATTGAACCGGTAGGATCAACAATTTTGGTGTTACGGCGATCGTCACGGTTTACATCAGATGTCAGAAAGCGGGAACCGCGCGGATTGATAAAATCGCTCAGGTCACGCCAGTGTGACTCGAACGATGTGCGCTCATTCTTCAGCTGTGCGAGCTGCTTCAGCAGACGCTCTTTTTCGGTTTCCGCCATCTCTGCCTACTCCGTTACTGACCGAGCAGCGTTTTACCGCTGGTGTTTGCGGTTGAGGTGTCGCCCTGCGCACCAGTCAGCAGAGTAGAACTGCGACCAGCAGCTGCACGGCGGCGGCGCTCTTCGTCGTCACGAGAACTGACAACTGCTGCATCCTGCTCCTGTGGCGCGGCCTGTACTTCTGGTGCTGCTGGCACTGATGGCTTGCTGCCGATACACATAGCAATAGCTCCGTACGCAATTAAATTATTACCAATTTAACCACATATGATTTATTTAGCGTAGGCTATTGACACATATAACATCAGATATTACCTTTTAGGTAATTGATGTTGATGTAACGCAGTGGGTGTACGGCATATGGCACATGTGTCGCAGCGGTCCGGATGGGTTCCATTAATGCTACTTCCCCAGCCGGGTAGCCGGAATGTGCAAGCCAGTGTTAGGTAAGCACGGACATGACGAATCACCATCGTGGCGATACGGTGTGACACCTCGGAAGAGACGAGGATGCAACGATGAGAGCATTGGTGGAATGCATGGTGGACGTTAGATCCACGTAGCACGCAGTGTTCTCTTCGTTGTGGTGAATGCGCAGGATGATGCGCTTACCTATCAGCTAGATGGTGAGGTAATGGCTCACCATGGCGACGACGGGAAGCTTGGAAGCAAGCCGGAGATAGTTCAGCACCGGCCACCACAACCCAATCACGCCTTAGGACCGTGATGAAGCGCCCATAAGAACGATGCTGTGTAGCTATTGGCGGTGGCAGTTTCCCTTGATGCTGACCACCGTCACTTTTACACCAGAACGCCATTGCGATGACGTTGCGCTGTAAACCCGTAACTGCCATGGAAGGAACCCTTGCTTCCAGTTCGCCCACTTCGGTGGGCATTTTTTTAAGGTGATTAGAATGAGTAAAGACCTGTTCGACATGAAGCGCCTTCCGGTTGACCGGGTTGCTGCGAGAGTCGTTGGTAAGGGCGTGGATTGGACACCAAACAAAGTTATCCAGACAGGTGACAGCGATCTGCCACTTCCTATTTTTCCAATCTACAACATCAAAAACCCTCAGCATCGCCGAGAGGTTGAATCAATGATCGGAAGAAAGCGTGGATGGCTCACAGTTATCGGCCTGGCTGAGCAGCAAGGCGGCGGGAAATCAGGAGCGCGATATGTGGTCAGATGTGTTTGCTGAGTTTACACATATCGGCGCGGCGCACCATTTAAGAAGAATAGCGATGAATTTGATGGATGCGAGCGTTGTAGAGAACTGCTATTCCTTAAACGAGAGGAAGTTAAACGCAGAACTGGAAAATGGGTTGACTGGAAAGAGTTGATGTAACTCCGTGACATGTCACAATCAGCCCGCCAATTCGCGGGCTTTTTCATGCATAGGGATCGTACTCTGTGAGAGCCTTACCCTGCTGGCTCTGCTGTCCTGGTATATTCATGCGCTTCGACACCGGGAAAGCAAACGTCAGCAGCAGCGCGTCACCCTTGCCAGGCGATCGACCTAACCGTTCTTTGATATCTTCCTTCGGCTCAATGACTATCTTGCCGTCCACCCTGACTTTGTACTCAGCCGCCGACAGGTCGTCAGCCGTCTCCTGGTCATCCAGTGCACCACCAATTTTCAGCCACGTTTTGCAGCTATTGAACATCTCGCCACGCTTGTTGAGCATCTGCGGATCTGTGGAGCCGCCTCCGAACGGTATCAGTTGCCAGGAACGGCCCCATCCATCACCAATAGACTTCAGACCGGTTCCGTAACCAAAGTCGATGAACACCGCGTCAGCCTGATACTGGTCTTCAAAATCTGCTATGCGCTTCGCCATAATCAGATCATCGGTTGTCTTGTTGCCGGTCCAGAGCACTTTGCTGTGCAGCCCTTGCCGAAGGTAAATCACTGCGTCATCCACGCCAGAATATGCCGGGTCGACGCCGATAATCACCGGAGCGTGCGCCACCTGCCCAGCGGTAACCACGCGCTTCATTGCGGCATCAGTCAGGCCGGTAGGTATGAACTGCAACTCAGACGCATCAGGGAATATCCCGCGCACACGGACTTTCACGAAATCGCTGTCTTCACCGTAATCGTCCACCCACTTCTGCAATTGCTGCTTGTTTGTGCCTTCAACGGTGCGGCTGTCAATCTGTGCGCACTTCCAGCGGTGTTTGTATTTGCGGAAGCATTCACGGAAACGCCCGGTGTTACGCGTCGGGTTCCCGAACGCCACCCAGATGATTTCGGTGTCTTCGTCTGTCAGCGCTCCCTCTGCTACCTCCCACACCAGATCGGCAATGTTGGACGCTTCGTCGAATACTACGATGATTCGCTTACGCTCATTGTGCAGACCGGCGAATGCCTCAGTGTTGTGTTCAGACCATGGGATAGCGTCAGCGCGCCAGCGTTTATCGTGACCGGGATCATTGCTGTACATCGCTGTGGCTGTGCAGGTGAACCACTCTTTGGTGATAGCCAGGTTCGACCATTTGATGATTTCAGGCCATGTTTTGGTGCGTAACTGGTTGTCGGTGTTGGCGGTCACCACCACCTTACAGTCTTCACAGGTCGACATGCCCCAGTTGATCAGCATCGAGATGAAAGCGGATTTACCGATACCGTGGCCGGATGCACGGGCCAGCATCAGCGGCTGGTGACGTGTTGCCGGATTCTGTAGGTGATCGCGTATTTCTCGGAATGCGTCTGCCTGCCATTTTCGCGGGCCGGTAGCATGCGCCAGCTCTGTGCCATCCTCGCCCCACGGGAACGCATACAGAGAATAGCCCAGCGGGTCATACGTGAACCCAGCGATATCCTCGACAAGCTGCTCTTCCGGCGACATAGCTGCTGCTGTCATTCTTCACCACCAGACTGAGCCTGTACCCGCTTACGGGCTTTTGCCATCTTCTCAGCAATGGTCATCTTTACGTCGATTTCCAGACGTTCTCTGAACGCGTTGACGTCGACGTGCTTACCGATAAGCTCGAGGTTCTTCACCTTGTCAGGCCATTTGATTTTTTTGAGGATTGTCTCTATCGAATCCTCGTTCATGTTCATGATGGTCGACGACAGGTCGAAACCGCTCAGCGTGGTACGCCATATCTTCGGCCACTCGCGGATTGGCTTCAGCGTGCCATCGTCGTGCAGAATATCCAGCACGTCCATCTGGTCTATTTCCACCAGGCGTAGCAGCACGTAATCAGCACTTACGCGCAAACGCTTGTTGCGCTCTTCCATCAGTTCGGCGATCCGTTTCTGGATGCGCTCATCACGCATCATGACACTAGCCTTTACCGCTGCCGTATTAGGTGAGAATCCTGCGTTAATCGCTGCCTGAGTCTGATTCTCAGGGCATTTGGTATATTCCTGCGCGTAAGCCTCCTGCATCGCTGTCAGTGGCTTGTACTGCGTTGATTTGCGTTTTGGTGCTTTTGGTTCTGCTGGCATTGTTACCACCAAAGTAATAATTACCGTTTTGGTAATAGTAACACGCAAAACAAAGCCGCCATAGTCGGCGGCCATTGCAATTTATTGTCGCTATCGTGACATGTCACACCGCTAGTTTAGTCTCATGCCAGCCACGCGTCACCCAACATGCTGAATCACCATCACACGGGCATGAATCGACTGGCAGCGCATCGCCGCACTTGCCGCAGCGGTTGGTGCTGATTGACTTGATGCGCCCGCGAACCCTGGCATCATCCTGGCGGATAAGCAACGCGATATACTCGTTCATGTCATACGGCGCACGACCAGGGCGCCGGGCGGCGCAGTTCCGCGCCAGCATCTCCATTTCCTGCTCGTCGAGTTGCAATTCCATCTTGCGGTTACCGGCTTCAACCTGCCTGGCACGTTGCGCGGCTTTGCGTTCTGCTGCGGATTTAGCCACGTATGAACCTCTTAAATTTTGCAATCAGCGAGATGCAATCATGCCTCATCTCGACAAAGTAAACGTCGCTTGATTTCCCTGGCAAGGCGTTAACATAGTCATTCGTGCAGATATTGTGCTCTTTCACATAATTGCTCCAAGCATCCGCAACCGATGCACCCTCTGCCTTGACCAGAAAATTACCGGGGTAGATAGCACTGGTAACCAACCACCTCCCACGCCTGAATAATATTCTTGGCTTAGCCATTGATCACCTTCCCGCAGCGCTTGCAGTAGATGCCATGAAATGTCTCTGGCCTTGTTTTATCTATCAAACTGATGATGAACGAGCTGCTACCTTCCACTTCCCCAAGTTTTGCGGAAGGATAGCCTCTGGTGATTGCAGGACGATATGAATGACCGAACAGAAAGCCTAAAACTCCGCGACATTTATCCATCACTTTACCTCCTGCGCCGTTTTGATGATTGCAGTCAGGCACTTTTTGCACGGAACCTGCAATGAACCCTGCTCAATGCTCAACAGTGCATGCTGAGCATCCTGAAACAGCCAGTCTGAAAATTGTGGCGCATGTCCGCACCACGTCTGTATTTCATGCTTTGCAAGTTTGACACCGTCACGATAGTCGTATTTGATAATATGCTTACTCACGGCTTCACCTCCTGCTGCGGTGCTGCTGGCAGTGGCATCCAGTGAGTCACCTTCCTAACAGTTTCGTCATCTATGGTCCACCACTTGTTTCTAGTTGCGTCGTAGTAAGCTTCAAAGCCATCTGATTCTGTCCACCCAGAGACATATCCCCAACACCATACAAAGTCTTTATCATTTGGCATCCGCTCGCTTACCGGAATCCAACCATCCAGAGTTGTCGGAGAGTTGCCCGGCTTCACATATCCACTATGTGCGTCAGCGTCGTAGGAAAGAATATCCGGTTCATCAGGCAGTTCGCCAATTAGGTGACGCATGCGGTCAGCTTCATATCGCACACGGTCAGGATATTCGGATCGGTCGATTGTGATTCCTTCCCAGATTTGCTGTCCTTTGCGGTGCAGGATAGCAGTCCAGTTGGTCTTGCCGTTTGTTTCCGGCATCGCGCCATACCAGACGGTTAACTCTGGTTTACCATCGGATTTACCATGAAGCATGGCTGCGCGGCAGGCGTTCCAGCCTTCAATTTTCCCCTCCTCGTAAATCAAATCCTCGTCGCCATAAGGATTGTCAATGTTGTTGACCATTTCATCTGGCACTTCCGGCGCTGGTTGGGATGTGACGTTGGCAAAGGCAGCACGCAAACCGGTCTTAATTTCCTCTACCTCATCAGCGCCTAACGATGAATCAGATAGTGCGTGATGGAATGCGTAAGCCATATCGTCGTTGACTGACACAGGCGCATTACCAAATACAGCAATCGCCCCATCAATCACCTTCACAGCATCAGCCATTGCGTAGCCGAGATTGCCGCCGTCGCTTTGTGCTGATGCTTTGCTGAGTATTTCGCTTATCTGGTGCAGGCGATCGAGTGATACAGGACCGTGCGCCGGGTGGTTAGTTGTCATGGGTTAGTCCTCATTTCTGTTGATCGGCTGCTTCCATCCGCACCCGCAATCTTTCAATTCCCCATCCCCACCTTCTAAATACGCTCCGCAATGTGGGCAGTAGAGGCGGGACAGCGCATGTAAATCCAAGCATTTTTGCACTCGTCGTATACGAATAGCAGTCATGATGGTCATCTAATCAGCCTCCAAAATAAATATGAACGAACGAGAACAACCAGAGGATGAACTCAATTACAGCCCATCCAAGTACCGCGCAGACGATGGCAAAAATAATGATTGCCGCTCCATAACCATCTGAACTAAACATCACTCCCCCTTCACGCCAATGCCAGCGACTCGACGGATTCGTAGCTCTTTAAGCCATTGCGCTACCTGAATGCTGGTTGATAAGTCGTCGCAAAAATCGATTTCAAACAATAAATCCGCATCGTCTGCATATTCGCTTGCTGGCTTCCCTGTCAGTTCCGCTATGCGCTTCTCTGCGGCTTCCAGCTCATCCAGCAAAGTCAGAACGGCGGAGGGGTTTGCTGTGGCGATGAATGCCGAATCAACTTTAAGGCAGTGTTGAGCCACTGCTTTTGCACCAACTTTTACTTCATATCCTCTCGCGCCTTTATGTGGCTTATACGATTCCCACTTACCCCATGAAGCTATGTTTGCGGCATTAACCGCTTCACGCAGCACCTGTTTGTTGAGTGCTGTCATTGGGCTGCCTCCTGGCGAATTTTGTCTGCAAAGTTATACGCGTCCTGACCATATGGAGAATCATGGCCGCCCCACTCGATGGCAAATAGCTCAACACCCTGCGCCCGCACTTCAGCCAGGAAAGCGTCGGTGGCTGGGGTTTCAGCCTGGCTATGCATCGCCCATTCGGAAATATGCTCGAAGCAGCGACGGAGTTCTTGCCAGTCACTGCACATATTGAGATTTCCACCCTGACACTCAAACTGGTACGCATCAAGCCGATCAGCGAAAGCGCGCCCATTCTCAATGGCACCCATAGGAACCTCTGACTTCAGCCCCCCATTCTCCGCCGCCAGCTCCCTGCACTTGCTCTCGGCGTTAGCGAGCTGTACTGCCATGTTGGTTGAGCGAACAAACTGCACTTCAAGTTGTGTAGCCAAATCGCTAATCAGTTGCGCCAGGCTGCGCACGTCGACAGCACCGCATGATGCTTTCAGTTCAGCAGCGCGCTCATGTCCTAACTTCGCCAACTCAATGATATTGCTTCCCATTATTACCCTCACTTACCCGTATAAGTTATTGATTAGTTTGATAACTAAAAGGATCGTTATTTGATACCGATCCCGTGCCTGGCGATTAAAAGCGCATCAGCTATGGCCTGGCCTTTTGCTTTTGCATCCAGCGCCCTGAGTTCCGGGTAGAGCTGAATTGCTCTGCTGCGTGCCGCGTCCTTGTCACTTCCGATGAGACCGGCTGACTTCTTCCAGGCCTGCGGAGTTACCAGCGTGTACGGAATGTTCATCCCCTGAAGGATCCCCTCCGCTACCCCAGCGGCATGACCGAACGTGAACATGCTCGCCGTTCCCTGCCCTGGCATTGCGCCTACCTGCTCGAGGTACGCGTGCGTAATTCCGTACTTACGCATCCATGCAGCCACCGCTGCGCCATTGACTCTGGACTTGGTCCCAACCTTGATGGTCGGCATTGCCAGGTGGTCGATGTATCTGCCCTGCTCAGTTATCAGGACCAGAGATCCGCTGCATCCTGGGTCAATCCCTAATATTGCCGCCATGACTTACCTCTCAGGTAATTTAAAACCACAAATGAGTTAATTTCAATAGCAATGCACATATTTTATTACCCTTTTGGTAATTAACCAGATGTAAAAAAATGCGCTACTGCGCTGTTGCAAATAATCACTTCTACGAGCTGTCACCCCTGATGTGGATGATATGCCTGGCAAGTTTCTGCTGCCACTGGTACTGGTTTAACTGGACATCTTCGTACTTCCAGAAGTCGATAAACGCCTTCAGCTCTGTTTTCTTCACGTCACTATGCACCGGGGTTCCCCAACCACGTGACTGTTCAGTGAAATCGAGATCCGGCTTCCATTCATCCGACATCGCAAATTGTTCCTCAGAAAAGTTATCCACAGGATTTTTCGCGCGCGCGTTATGAGTGGGGTTTATATGGGGTTTAATATCTTCTCTTCTCTTCTCTTCTCTGGTCCGCTTTTTGTCCGCTTCTGATGCGGACGCTTTGCGGACATTTCTCTTCCTGTCTGCATCCTGTGCACGACGCTTGGCAGACTGCCCGTTATGGGCTTCAAAGCGCGGCATTACTAGGCTTTCGCCTTCTTCTTCCAGCCATCCGACAGCCATCATTGCACGCGCAAATCCGGGGAAGCCGATCAGGTCGTCGAGAGTCTCAGCACTGTATCCGTCAAGAAAACCGTCAACAGAGTGGACATCGAAAAGACACCATGCGGAATGTAGTCCGCCAACTATCCGCAATCTGTCCGCTTTCAATGCGGACGCCATGCGGACAACTTTAGGGTGCGTGTGCAGGTCGGCACGCATCTTGATCCAGTCACCGGCCATCATTCACCTCGCCTTGCAACTGTACTAATGTCAGGTTTCCGCAGAACACAGCGCCCGTGTCGATGTACATCTGGTTGGAGTATTTCAGTGGCTGACGTGCAGGCGTGTGACCAAATATGAAAATGTCTGCGCCGATGATTTCGTGATGATATCCGTCTTGCGCATTGGCTATCCTCTCTCTGTTCCAGATGACCATTTCCTCTGGCACTGGCTTGTCGAACTCATATTCGTTGTGCGGGTAGTCAGCGTGGCAGATGACAACTTTACGGTCGCCGGTCACCAGTTCGATGATCAGCGGCAACTCTGCTACTTTATGGACAAGCGCTTTAGCTAATACTTCTTTTTCGTAGTCGAGATAAAAGAACCATCCACCACCATTTACCAGCCAGTGATTAACGTTTCCATGCTCTGACAGGCCATCAATCATCATCTGCTCATGGTTGCCACGTACGGCTCGGAACCATGGCATAGTAATAAGCTCCAGGCATTCAACGTTTTCAGTACCACGGTCGACAAGATCACCAACAGAGATAAGTAGGTCTTGTACCGGGTCGAACTTCAGGTTATCCAGCTTTCCCATCAGATTTGTATAGCAACCATGCAGATCGCCAACTACCCAGATATTGCGCCAGTCAGAACCGTTGATGCGTTGATAGATATTCATGTTGCCTCCCGCGCGTTCCTCAACGCAGCAGCGAACTCATCACGGTGACGATGAGCACTATTCATTGCGCATTCAACACACGTTCCGTTCAGAACGTAGCGCTCAGCACGGTGACCATTACGGCATTCTTTACCGGTATAAAAACGATTAAGGCCAGCTTTTGCTGCCTCCATTCTGGTGACAATCTTCACGGGAGGTGCCTCCTTTTTGTTATGGATATCGGTAATTTTGCACTAAGACGAAAAAAGATCAACCGTATATGGTTTTTATTACCAGAAAGGTGTTTTATGCAGGAAGGAGCCGCCAGGTAATGACGGCATTGATGGGTTCAGAGGAATTATCGGTCGTAGAAGAAGAGCACTAACTCAGGTTTAGACTTTGTCCATTCGCGGGAAAGACATGCTTTAAACAGTCCGTCCATCAGTCGCTTACCTGGCATCTTGCGTCGCCCGGTCAGATGCGTCTGGATGTAATGACTGGTGGTTCCGGCTTCATCTGCAAATGCTTCACGCTCATCAGGAGACAGCCCCAGCCAGTGCTTTTTGAAGTCAAATTTTTTTTCGTCACTCATATTTTGCTTATCTCAGCCTGTCTATTCATATCTGAATTATTACCTTTCTGGTGAAAAAATCAATGATTATTACCGTTATGGTAACTTTACCTTTATGGTAATATTCATTTAAATTTAGTCAGTTAGGTAACATTAAATGGACAAATACAATAGCTATGAAAAGTATTTATGACATAAGACGCAAAAACCTTAACGAAATCATTCGCCGGGATTTCGATGATACCCAGTTGCGCTTTGCAGAACGGGTGAAGCGTTCGCAGAACCTGGTCAACCGGTGGTGTACTGGCATCAAAAACATCGGACCGAATGCCGCACGCATCATTGAAGAAGCGGCGCGCAAAGAAAAGTTCTGGCTTGATGTAGATCACGAACTGGACGCAGTACAGGCTGATATCTTTATTCCGTCCACTGAAGATGGCGAATGGACTGTAGAGAAGCAGGCCGCAGCCACGCTCAACGCCTGGATGAGAAAGAACACGGAAATGACGTCCGAAAAGAAAGTTGCTGTTGCAGCTGGCATTGGCCCGGCCACAGTTAACCGGATTATGAAAGCGGAAGTCAGCACAACTATCGGCGTTCTTTCCTCCCTGGCGCGCGCGTTCGGGCATGAAGCATACGAGATGATTATTCCCGTCGGCGCTCCTGGTGTTATCGACTACGACCACCGGTTGTATGCAGCTCTGCCGCAGGAAGATAAAAACAAGATCACCTCATTCATCAACTTCGTGTTTGAGCAGAACAAAAGCAAGTAATCCCCCGCCATTCTGACGCTTTACCTGCCCGATGGCGGTAAGCTCGCGCCTCACATAATTACCAAAACGGTAATTTTTTTTCTCGTCATACCTATTGACACAATCACTTTTTGATCTGATTATTACCCAAAAGGTAATACACGAGCGCATCGCTCAGGCAGAAACCACCACTTCGTGGCTTTCCTGCATCTTCAAGTATTACCAAAATGGTAATAGAGAGGTTCATATGCAGTGGAAAGTCATTAACGGTTGGTACTGCGTTACAGCTTGCGGGCTGATGAGCTGGAAGTTCCGCACGCTGGGTGAAGCAATGAACTGGGTATTCGTCAGCAAGCTGGCGGTAAAAACGGAAATGGATATGGGGGTGAGCAAGTGAGCGAGTTAGCAATTATCGAAATTGCGCCAGATATGGCGCCAAGCATTTACGTAGAAAACGGCCTGGAAAAGTTCCTCGAACAGATCCGCGAAAGCGTTAAGGAAGTTCCTGACCTGAGTACTGCCAAAGGTCGTGCCCGCATTGCATCTCTGGCAGCACAGGTTTCTCGCAGTAAAACAGCAGTTGAAAAGCCAGGCCGCGATTACCTTCGTCATCTGAAAGAAGCCGTCAAACCTGCTGAAGCTGAACTTCGTCGATTTGTATCAGCTTGTGATGAGATGCGCGATGAGGTTCGCCGCCCACTTACCGAATGGGAAGCAGAACAGGAGCGCATCAAGGATGAAGAAGCCATGAATGCGCTGCACGCCGAAGCACTGGAGATGAACACCAAATTCGATCAGGAGCGGGCTGCCAAGTTCGAAGCGGATCACGAGATGGCCCTGCTGATGAACGACGCATTCGACCGAGAAGCGAAAGCGAAAGAAGAAGAAGCAGAACGCCAGCGCATTGCTCATGAAGAAGAGCTGAAACGCCAGGCAGAAGAAAAGGCCAGGCGAGAAGCCGAAGAAAAAATAGAGCGTGAACGCGCTGAGTCTGCACGTCGTGAGGCTGAATTAAAGCTCAAGGCAGAGCAAGCAGAACATGACCGTATTGCCGCAGAGCAAAAAGCTGAAGCAGAGAAGAAGGAAGCCACAGATCGTGCCGAGCGCGAAAAACAGGAAGCTATCGAAGCTGAGCAACGCAAGGCGCGGGAAGAAGCCGATCGAATCAAGCGTGAAGCTGAGGCGAAAGAAGCTGCCCGTCTTGCGGAAGAAAAACGCATCGCTGAAGAAGCGGCGGCGCGAGCTGCTGATGTAGAGCACCGTCGGTCCATTAATGCTGCTGCGGTCCAAGCGCTAATTGACCAAGGTATTCCTGATGACTGGGCGAAGGCATGTGTTGTCGCCATCGCTCGCGGAAAAGTTCCAGCAACAACCATCAACTACTGAGGTGGCTATGCACATTCAGCAATTCAATAACCTGAAAAAAATAGCAACTCAGTTCAGCAATGACTACCAACTGTCATCTGAACTGTATGACCGCCACGTTGAGCTGATCGAAGCAGTTGCTGGTTGCGAAATGGAAGAGTCATTCAAGCGGGCAATTCTCCGTGCCGGTGTTCGTTATGAAGTTCTGGAGGCGGCATTTGAAAGCGATGATTTCGAAGAGCTTATGTCGTCGTTCAAACGTGAATTAACTGGCGTCATCGCCCGTCTTGACCTGGCTGACCAGATCGACAGCAAAAGGAATGCGGCATGAATACAGGAATCTATTTCGACATCAGCAACGAGGACTACCACGCCGGTGACGGCGTGAGTAAGTCACAACTGGATATGGTTGCCAAGAACCCTGCTCTTCTGAAATGGGTTAAGGCTGCTCCGGAAGATGAAGAGAAGAAATCCGCGCTGGACATGGGTACCGCGCTGCACTGCCTGCTGCTGGAGCCGGAGGAATTCGATAAGCGTTTCATCGTGGCACCACAGTTCAACCGCAGAACCAATCAGGGTAAAGCCGATGAAGAAGCATTCCTGAAAGATGTTGCTGGCATGGGTATGACGGTGATGGATTCCGAACAGGGACGGAAACTGAAACTGATGCGTGACAGCGCAATGGCTCACCCGGCGGCGCGCTGGATGCTGGAAGCACCTGGTCACTGCGAAGCATCGATGTACTGGAATGACGATGAGACAGGCGAGCTGTGCCGCATCCGCCCGGATAAATGGCTGAATGAGCACAACGTGATCGTCGACGTGAAAAAGGTTGCAGACATGGATCGCTTTGCACGTCACATCGAGGAATTCCGCTATCACGTCCAAGATGCCATGTACAGAGAGGGCGCCCTGAAAGTAACCGGGCAGCCACACGGATTTTTCTTCCTGGCTGTGAGCGAAACCATCGATTGCGGTCGATACCCGGTCCGCGTATTCGAGCTGGATGCGCCGGACGTTGACGCCGGGCACCAGTTATTCCGCCGGGATCTGAACACCTATCACGAATGCCGCATCAGCGATGAATGGGGCGGAGTGGAAATTATTAAACGCCCTGAATGGGCACGCAAACAGGATATGTACGTATGAGCAACGAAATTGCAATCACCAATGATGTGTTGGCTATTCGGGGAATCGATGAAGTTACATGGAGCGCTCTGAAAAACAGTATTTACCCTGGAGCAAAAGATGAATCGGTAATGATGGCAGTAGATTACTGCCGGGCGCGTCAACTCGATCCACTTCTTAAGCCGGTACACCTAGTACCAATGAGTGTTAAAGACTCGAAGAGCGGAAGGAATGAATGGCGAGACGTGGTTATGCCTGGCATTGGACTTTATCGCATTCAGGCCGACCGTTCCGGCGATTACGCAGGCGCTAATGAACCTGAGTTCGGTCCAGATGTAACACAAACGCTTTCAGGCGTGGAGGTTACCTTCCCTCAGTGGTGTAAGTACACCGTCAGCAAGCGAATGGCAAGCGGGGAAATCGTAGAGTTTAGCGCCAAAGAATACTGGATTGAGAATTATGCAACTGGGGGTCGTGACACTTCGGCACCAAATGCCATGTGGAAAAAGCGCCCTTATGCGCAGTTGGCAAAATGCGCAGAGGCACAGGCATTACGTAAAGCATGGCCGGAGATTGGTCAACAAGCCACAGCTGAGGAAATGGAAGGTAAATATATCGACTCACCTGACATTATTGAACGTGACGTAACTCCAAGAAGTCAGGCAAAGCACGGCACAGCATCCAGCATGAACAGCCTGATCAACTCAAAGCCCGAGCAGAAGCAGGAAGATCGCCAGCAGCATAAAGACGATCGCGGCCCTGAAGAAATTCTGCACGCATTTTCCGGCGCGGCGATGAATTACAACACTCAGGCCGACCTGGACAAAGCGTACAAATACGTTGCTCAGAAACTGGCTGGTGATGATGACATGCTGGCAAAAGCAACCGACGTTTACACCATCCGTTGTGACGAACTGAACGAAGTACCGATGTAACCACCACTGCGGCGCTGCGCGCGTCGCAAATGCAAGAGAGGTAATGATGAAAAGAGCATTTGGCAAAAAGGAACTGATGGCAGTGGTGCCGGTATCTATGAGCACCATTGACCGCATGGAGCGCAATGGCGAGTTCCCGCAGCGCTTCTGGATCACTGATAAGCGTTGTGCATGGAACGCTGAAGAGGTTGAGAACTGGCTTGATGAACGTCAGGCCACCAGCCCGGCAGAGTTCACCGGAAAAAAGCCGCCGGTTGATCAGCGCGTTTACCGCCCAGTAAGTAACGCCGCATGACAGCGCTGATCAGGCACTGGGAAAAATGGTCAGGATGGTACTTATTCCTGACCGCTGTTTCCGCCTGGCTGTATCTGCTGGCGGTTATTTTCAGAGAAGGCTGGATCCGATGAGCAAATTAACCCGTCTTGAAAAGTATCACCTTAACTATGTTTCTCAGCGTCAGGCTTCAAAGGTTGTCGCCGTAACTCCTGCAGCGATGGAGGTAGAAAAGCGCGCTGTTGAGCGTGAATCGAAAGGCCAGTACCGCATTGCAGCCAGGCTCTGGTTGCTGTGCATGGATGCAGCAGTCGGTGAAGTTGAACGCGCCAGAATAGCGATACGCCGCGATCAGTGCATATCGAAAGGTAACGGCCTGCGCCGTGGTGAATACGCAGGGATCGGATGTCGAGGGGTGGTGTATGACTAATCATCAAGACGATATCACCGTTGGAATGGTGACATTAATTTATTCGACGAAGTATGGAGGCTGGTTAACTCCAGCCAAACTGATTATTCGCAACCCTATTGCAGCTCAGAGAGTAGCTGAAAAGCTGAATGAATCTCTTAAGGTTCGTCCAATTAAGGCAGGTATGGCATGACCGGTAAATACACTCTTATCTACGCTGACCCGCCTTGGGTATACCGCGACAAAGCAGCCGACGGCGAGCGCGGTGCCGGGTTTAAATACCCGGTAATGAACGTGCTGGATATCTGCCGCCTGCCTGTGTGGGATCTGGCTTCCGAAGATTGCCTGCTGGCTATGTGGTGGGTTCCGACACAGCCGGTTGAAGCGCTGAAGGTAGTCGAGGCGTGGGGCTTCCGTCTGATGACGATGAAGGGATTCACATGGCACAAAACGAACAAGCACAAAGGTAACAGCGCGATCGGCATGGGCCATATGACCCGGGCGAACAGCGAAGATTGCCTGTTTGCGGTACGCGGCAAACTTCCTGCCCGCATGGATGCTTCGATCTGCCAGCACGTAACGGCACCACGCATGGAGAACTCGCGCAAGCCGGACGTTATCCGCGAAAAACTGTTGCAATTGCTGGGCGATGTGCCGCGCATTGAGTTGTTCGCCCGCCAGTCGTCGCATGGCTTCGACGTTTGGGGTAACCAGTGCGATGGACCGGCGGTACAACTGCAACCTGGTTATGCACTCGATATCAAAGGAATGGCGAAGGCATTCAAAAACGCCCCGCTATCACCATCAGACAATCAAGGTCGGGAGCGTGCAGCATGACCATGTTCAATGAGGCGGAGTTAATCCGCCAACTGGAAGAGCAGAGAGCTGTGATTGTGCAGAAGAGCGCGCAAGTTAACTGGCTGCAAACGGAAAATAGTGTCTTGCACAAGAAATGCGAAGAACTACAAATGACAGTTGAGCTACAGCGAGAATTTATAAAATCCAGAAATTAA